TAAAAAATGGACAAAACGATCAAAGTGATTCTACTGACGAACAGCGAGAGACTGATCAGTGAAATTGAAGAGGTTTCTGCTGATATTGGAGAACCTGACTGTAAATTAATTAAACCGATGGAAATTTGGGAAGGTCCCAATCTTGCTCCGTGGATGATGGATCATACGAAGCAAGATACATTTATGATTAGCTCTGATAAGATTATAACTCTTGCAGAGCCCACACCAACTTTACTTGAAAAATATGAGGATTGTACAAAATAATGGCACTTTCTGAAAATACTCTTTCCCATTTGCTAGAAGCAGAATCTCATCTTAGAGCAGCAATTAAATGTGCTGCAGTAAATGAAAAACCATTTGTTGTTAAGCAGCTATCAGACATACTGGTGAATATGGAACAAACTAAAAAGTTTGACGAAATCATGGATATGTTGGATAATAGAAAACCTGGATCTAACGGTATGTTCGGTTCTTTTTTCAATGATGATAGCGAATGAAATTTTACACTAATGTTCAATTGATTGGAAATCAATTCCTTGTTCGTGGAGTTGATAATGGAAAAAGATTTGAATATAGAGATGATTTTTTTCCAACACTCTTTGTTAAATCAAATAGAGACAGTAAATATAGAACATTAAGTGAAGAAAAAGTTGAACCAGTAAAACCTGGAACAGTAAGAGATTGTAGAGAATTTTTTAAGAAGTATGATGATATTGAAGGATTTTCCATTTATGGAAATGATCGATATATCTATCAGTATATTTCTGAAAAATATCCTGAAGATGAAATCAAGTTTGATATTAGTAAAATCAAACTTGTAACTCTTGATATTGAGGTTTCCTCCGAGCAAGGATTCCCTGATGTCGAATCATGTCAGGAAGAAATACTTGCGATTACAATTCAAGACTACACCACAAAAGAAATTGTTACATGGGGTGCAAAACCTTTTCGTAATAAACAAAAGAATGTAACTTATCATCATTGTCCAACAGAATATCAACTTCTTTCATCTTTCATTGAGTATTGGATGGTTGATGTTCCAGATGTTGTGACTGGATGGAATATTGAATTATATGATATTCCATATATTTGTAAGCGTCTTAATCGCGTTCTTGGTGAAAAATTGATGAAAAGGTTCTCTAATTGGGGACTTGTGACTGAAGGAGAAACTTTCATCAAAGGTAGAAAGCATACTACTTTTGATATTGGTGGATTGACACAACTAGACTATCTTAATCTTTATAAGAAATTTACTTATAAAGCTCAGGAATCATATCGTCTTGATTACATTGCTGAGGTTGAACTTGGTCAGAAGAAATTGGACCACTCTGAGTTTGATACTTTTAAAGATTTCTATACCAAAGGGTGGCAGAAGTTTATTGAATATAATATTGTTGACGTAGAATTGGTTGATCGTCTTGAGGACAAGATGAAACTGATTGAACTTGCATTGACAATGGCATATGATGCTAAGGTTAATTATGCTGATGTGTTCTATCAAGTTCGTATGTGGGATAACATCATCTACAATTATTTGAAGAGAAGAGATATAGTCATTCCTCCAAGAAAAAAGGAAACCAAGAATGAAAAGTATGCGGGAGCTTATGTTAAGGAACCAATTCCAGGTAAGTATGATTGGGTAGTCAGTTTTGACCTTAACAGTCTGTATCCTCACCTGATTATGCAATATAATATCTCACCAGAAACTCTTTTGGATGAGAGGCACCCAACAGCAACAGTTGATAAGATACTCAATGAAGAGATAAACTTTGAGTTGTATAAAGATAATGCTGTCTGTGCTAACGGTGCAATGTTCCGTAAAGATGTGCGTGGATTTTTGCCTGAACTCATGGAGAAGATGTATGGAGACCGTGTTATTTTCAAAAAGAAGATGCTTGCAGCCAAACAGCAGTATGAGAAGACGCCTACTGTGGCACTTGAAAAGGAAATCGCTAGATGCAACAACATTCAGATGGCAAAGAAGATTGCTCTTAACTCTGCTTATGGTGCTATTGGTAATCAATACTTCAGGTATTATAAACTAGCAAATGCAGAAGCAATCACTTTATCTGGTCAAGTGAGTATTCGTTGGATTGAGAACAGAATGAACAATTATCTAAATAAACTGTTGTCCACGAAAGATACGGATTATGTCATCGCATCTGACACTGATTCAATTTATCTTAATATGGGACCTCTTGTTGATAAATTTTTTGCTTCTAAGTCTAGCGACAAAGCAAGGATTGTGGGGTTACTTGATGTGGTCTGTCAAGAAAAGTTGGAACCTTACATTGATGCCTGCTATAAGGAACTTGCGGAGTACGTATCGGCGTATGACCAAAAGATGCAAATGAAGCGTGAGAATATTGCTGATCGTGGTATTTGGACTGCGAAGAAGCGATATATTCTCAACGTTTGGGATAGTGAAGGTGTTCGTTATGAAGATCCTAAGCTTAAGGTAATGGGTATTGAATCTGTTAAATCATCAACACCCGCACCTTGTCGAAAGATGCTTAAGGATGCATTTAAAATTTTGATGACTGGCACTGAAGATGATATGATTAAGTTTATTGATGAATGTCGGCGTGAATTTAAAAAACTTCCACCAGAATCTATTTCTTTTCCTAGATCAGTTTCTGATGTTGTAAAGTATACATCTTCATCAGACATTTACATCAAAGGAACTCCAATTCATGTTCGTGGAGCACTTCTTTTCAATCATTATATTAAGAAAAATAATCTTACAAATAAATATTCTTTGATACAGAATGGCGAAAAGATTAAATTTTGTTATTTGAAAAAACCAAATATTTTACATGAAAATATCATTTCATTTATTTCCGACTTCCCAAAAGAACTTGGAATTGACAAATACATTGATTATGACTTACAATTTGAAAAGTCATTCTTAGAACCACTGAAAGCAATTTTGGATGCTATTGGTTGGAGTGTAGAAAAAACTGTTAATTTGGAGATGTTTTTCTAATGTTAAAGGATCAGTATGTAATTGATGATGGGGAACCTAAAAAAGATAAATGGAATCGTGGACTAGATTTGTTTGTTGAATCAGTTCTTAAACCAGATTCTTCACTTAGGCAGTGTGCTCATAATCAAAAATGTTATCATGAACTTATGGATATTCGTGGTGATGTTCTGGAATACTTGAAAACCAAACGTTGGGATTGATTTATGGATTTTTTGAAAGATATTGTAAAGGAGATTGGAGACGATTTCACAAAACTTGCATCAGATATTGATGAAACTGAAACTTATGTTGACACAGGTTCGTATATTTTTAACGCACTTGTTTCAGGGTCTATATTTGGTGGTGTATCTGGGAATAAGATTACTGCCATTGCTGGGGAGTCTAGTACTGGAAAAACTTTTTTCAGCCTTGCGGTTGTCAAAAACTTCTTGGATTCTAATCCTGATGGGTATTGTCTATATTTTGACACTGAAGCTGCTGTTAATAAGACTCTTCTCTCAGATCGGGGCATTGACCTTAATCGGTTGGTAGTTGTAAATGTTGTTACAATTGAGGAATTTAGATCTAAAGCACTTAAGGCAGTAGATATATACTTAAAAAAATCTGAAGAAGAACGCAAACCTTGTATGTTTGTGCTAGACTCTTTGGGGATGCTTTCCACTGAGAAAGAGATTACTGATGCACTCAATGATAAACAAGTTCGTGATATGACCAAATCTCAATTGGTCAAGGGTGCATTCCGTATGCTTACTCTCAAGTTGGGTCAGGCAAACATTCCAATGATCGTTACCAACCACACCTACGATGTTATCGGTTCTTATGTTCCTACGAAAGAAATGGGTGGAGGTAGTGGTCTCAAATATGCTGCGTCTACGATTATCTATCTGTCTAAGAAAAAAGAAAAGGATGGAACAGCAGTTGTCGGAAATATTATCAAGGCAAAGACTGCTAAGTCGCGTTTGAGTAAAGAGAACAAAGATGTGGAAATACGTTTGTTTTATGATGATCGTGGCCTTGATCGATATTATGGTCTTCTTGAACTCGGTGAGATTGGCGGACTTTGGAAAAATGTAGCAGGTCGTTATGAAATGACTGTTGACGGAGAGACTAAAAAGGTGTATGCTAAGGCGATTCTCAAAGAACCTGAGACATACTTCACTTCTGAAGTGATGGAAAAACTAGATGAGATTGCAAGAAAGGAATTTAATTATGGAGAAAGTTGAGATTCTAATTCTTAGAAATCTTTTATATAATGAAAAATATTTACGTAAAGTAATTCCTTTTATCAAACCTGAATATTTTGAAGACCCTCATCAAAAAATTACTTTTGAGGAGATATTTAATTTTGTTCAAAAATATAATGAATTAGTTACTCAGGAAGTACTTTGTATTGAAACTGAAAATAGAACTGATATCAATGAAAATTCTTTTCGTGAGGTAACTAAATTAATTAGTTATCTTGAGGATGTCCCTACTGATTTTGATTGGTTGGTTGATACCACTGAAAAATGGTGTCGTGATCGTGCTATCTATTTGGCACTAATGGAATCCATTGCACTTGCTGATGGTAAAGATGAGAATAAAGATCGTGATGCTATTCCTAGTATTCTATCAGATGCATTAGCAGTTTCTTTTGATACTCATGTTGGTCATGACTACTTACAAGACTATGAAGAAAGATATGAAACCTATCACAGAAAGGAGGATAAAATTGAATTTGATCTCGATTACTTTAACAAAATCACAAAAGGTGGTTTACCTAACAAGACTCTTAACATCGCGCTTGCTGGTACAGGTGTCGGCAAGTCTCTATTCATGTGCCACGTTGCTAGCTCCGTGCTGCTCCAAGGACGGAACGTTCTCTATATT